ATTTCACGTAAAACTAGCCCAGGTTATCCCTATGTCTTAGACAGAAAGGGAAGAGGCAAGTTTGAGTGGTTTGGAAATGATAATGAGTATGACTTAACTACTCCTAAAGCTATCAAACTCAGAAATGATGTACATGAAGCTATTGAAGATATGAAACGAGGTATTAGACCTACTTTATACTTCGTAGATTGTCTTAAAGACGAATGTATTTCACATGAGAAAGTGGCTATAGGGAAAACACGAGTTTTCTCAGCAGGGTGCCTTAAAGGCTTAATTCTCTTTAGGATGTACTTCGGTGCATTCCTAGCTTCATATACTAAAAATCGTATATTTAATGGTTCTGCATAGGAGTTAATCCTTATAGCGATGATTGGGATTTGATAGCAAGAGAATTGTTAGAGTATAACCATGAAGTTAATGCTGGAGATTTCTCTGGGTATGATACTTCTCAGAGTGCACATATTTTAAGCGTGGTGGTAGATATCATCAAGAGCTTTTATGAACACTCTACTGAGGAGGATAATCAGATAAGAGATATTCTCTGGATGGAGATTTATAATTCTACACATATTGTTAAAGATAACATTTATAGGTGGGATTGTAGTCTTGCTTCAGGTAACCCTCTAACGGCTATGGTAAATTCTATGGTTAACAGAATTTATCATAAGTTAGCCTTTATTGATATTACGTGTCTTGGTAATAGAAGTTTCTGGATTTTCAATGATGATGTAAAGTTGATTACATTAGGTGATGACTGCATTTTTACGTGCAGGAATCATCCTGAGTTCAATGAGTACAAACTTGGAAATGCCATGTTGAAATGGGGTATGGTTTATACTCCAGAAGATAAACAACTTGCCCACCAAGAAGTTGTTAGAGACATTACGGAAGTATCTTTCCTAAAACGTCATTTTAAACGTGATGAATTTGGAAAATACGTAGGGCCTTTGAAGCTTAAGAGCTTGCTTAACCAATTGAATTGGACTCGGACCACTAATAGTGATACTATATCTCTAGATAAAGCTTATCACGTGGTTCGTGAACTTTCTTTGCATGGTAAAGAAGTTTTCGAGAAGTATGTGCCACAAATAAACTCTGTGATGTTGGAAGAATACAACGAGAGTTTGCCTAAGACCTCATATTTAGACGTACTTGAAGAAGTACACAACCTCGAGTGTGATTATGTATCCACTCAATTTTTACCTGAAATGAATAGTACAACCTATGATTTTAGCGACGCAGACTATTGTTCGGTGACTGATGGCAATAACTGTAAAAATGTTAATGAGTTCGATGTGGTAGACATGATTCTACCGGTCCTGGATGATCTTTCTTATAATGAGAAAGATTTGAAGGGTGTGTCCACACAGATGGACGACAAAGGCGCTAATCCACCTGCTCCAACTGATTTGTTGAATCAGGATGATGGTGTGGTTGACGCTGTTGAACCAATTGCTAGTAAGGTAAGTTCTAAATGGACTCCTGACTATATGCAACTGGAAGATAAAAGTATTAAAGATTTCTTGGGAAAACCAGTTAAAATATCGACTGGAGAATTATCTACATTAGATGGACCCAGTACTTTTAACACATTTGATTGGCAGTCACCTCTTTATGAGGTTATGTTTGCTAAGAAAATGGACGGAATTTTTAATATCTGTGCTACGCTTAATTTGACTCTTCAAGTTAATGCTCATCCTATGCAACAGGGAAGATATCTTCTCTGTTATATACCCATGGGAGGGTGTTCAATAGATGTTAGGTTAGCAATATGGGAAAGAATGCACAGATTTTCCTTGGTTCAAAATTTACAACTACCGCACGTTGAAATCGATATAGCATGCGATACGTCAGTAACGCTTTCCATACCTTGGTCTAGCGCTTACAATTCGTATGTTTTTGATAATACGAGTAAACGTTTGTCAACTCCTGGCAGGTTTTTTATGTACCCGTACCAGAGTCTGACTACAGGTAGCGGAGGTTCACAGACAGCACAATTTAATCTGTGGGCTTACTATACTGAAGTTAAGCTTGGAGTTGTTGGTAGTTTGCAAATGGGTAAATCACGCAGAGGTAGAGATATCATTGCTGAAGAACAAAATGGCACTATAATATCGGATACTTTGACTATGGCTAGTAGCG